AAGACGGTATTAGGTTATAATAAACGATTAAATAAATGCTACTTATTGACTGTTCCAAATGTTGCCCATGGCGAATTAATTAAAATAATTTCTGATAATTCAACAGGAGAAGCGTATGATATTGCTATAAGTTTGGATGGCGGGGGTTCGACTTTTATGGATGCACTTGGCAAATATGTATTCCAAGGACAAAATTCAAGGCAAATTTATAACATACTAAGATTTAAATAGGAGGTAAAATGGATATAAACAATTTAATGATTTTCGTAGCAGTTATATTTGCGATATTTGCAGTAACTGTTATTTTTTTAGTAATTTGTCTTAATAAAAAAGACAAGCAGTTTAGCGTAGAGAGAACAGACTATCTCAACAGGATTATGGCAAAAAACACACCTGAATATGTAACTTTAACAAAGTCAAAAGAACCTAAAATACTTACTGATGCTGAAATATTGGGTGATGATAAGTACAACGGAGTTCTTAATTAAAAATAAACCACGAAAGGTGGTGATGAAATTTGTATAACGACATATACGGGAAAATAAGCACTCCTTTACAATTTATGCAAGGTTTCGCTTATAAGCATTATGACGAAAAGAAGCCACGAAGGCATAAGAGAAGATTGATTACCGAAACTGATAAAATTTCCTATGTAAAAAATGAATATGAGCGTAGACGTATGGAGCGTTTGTACTTTGAGTTAAGATGGCAATTAAATATGGCTTTTATTGAAGGAGAGCAATACCAGTATATTTGTAATATTACAAATGACTTAGTTGAATATCCTAAACTGTTAAAAGCACAGGAAAGAGAAGCATACAATCATATCTTGCCTATATGGCTTGCGAGGTTAGCAAAACTGTCAAGGTTAAATCAAATATACAAAGCAAGACCTTCAAGTCAAGACGCAGATGATGTCAATAATGCCTATATAACAACAAAAATACTTGAAACATGGGCAAATAGCAACGAATTAAACAAAGCACAATTTACCGCTAATGCATGGGCTGAAACTACGGGAACGGCAATATGGAAAAATATTTGGAACCCAAATGGGGGAATGAAGTTAGGACTTACTATGGACAATGAAGGCAGACCCGTCTATCAGAGAGAAGGAGAACCGGTTAATGTAGTATGTTCACCTTTTGAGATATTTCCCGACAGTTCGTATAATTCCGATATTAAATACTGTAAATCAATTATCCATGCAAGGGCAGTTGATGTTGATTATATATACGATACCTTTGGAGTGGATTTACAAGGAACTAAACTTAACATATTTGGCAGAAATGCTTTATTTAATCTTAATAACTCTAAAATGGGAGTTGATTCAAAACAAAAAGACGAAGTAATAATGTTGTATGAATATTACGAGATACCTTCAAAGGAATTTCCTAACGGGAAACTAATTATATGTTGCGATTATCACGATAAGCTTTTATATGAAGGGGATTTACCGTATATTAATTCAAAATACAACAATAGAGCGTTACCATTTGTTTTACAGCGTTCAATCATTAGACCGGGGTACTTTTGGGGGAAAACTATTATCGACAGCTTAATACCTGTTCAAAGACGTTACAATGCCATTAAAAACCGTATAAGCGAATATATGAAATCTGCTGCAATAGGAGTTGTTATCGTAGACGCAGCTACCGCAGAATTAAATAACCTTGACAGCGAAGGAATAGCACCTGGAGATATACTTATTTACAATAAATCAGACGGAACGCAAATTCCTACATATATGCAATCCCAAGGCATGCCTGCGGAGTTTTTCAACCAAGAGCAAACCGATTTAGTAAACTTCACTAAAATAAGTGGAGTGAGTGAAATATCAAGAGACAGCACAGTACCGGCGGGAGTTGAAAGCGGACGGGCATTAAATATTTTAAACGAACAAGACGAAACTAGACTACATTTAACAGCAGTTGGTATTCAAGACAGTATGTTAGAAGTAGCAAGACAAACATTATATCTGTATAAACAATTTGCAGAAAACGAAAGAATACTTAGAATAGTAGGACAAGTAAATTCAGTTAAAACAATCTATTGGAACAAAAACACTATAACCGCAGACGATATTATTATCGAAGGTGTTGCAAGGATAAGCGAAAGTTTGTCACAGAGAAGAAATCTAATAATTAATTTATTGCAGTACGGTATGTTCAGAGATGAAAGAGGAGTGATTGACGACAGTAAAATACTTGAAATGCTTGAATTTGGAGACACGAATGTCGGGATGGATTCCAAGCGGATTGAAAAAACAAAGAGCAATGAACAAAATATAAAAATGTCAATGGGACAACCACAGCCAGTAGAGTTTTTCGAGTTGCATGATGTTGCGGTAGAAACGCATAGAGAATTTATGCTAAGTTCAGAATTTGAGGTATTGCCGCCTGAAATTCAAGAGATATTCAAAGTTCATATAGCAGAACATATGCAATATATACAACAAGCAATGATGCAACAACAAATGCAAATGCAACCACAAAAACAAGGTAAACCAATTAATTTAGAAGAACAGAATGGAGGATTATGATGAGTAAGTTTTTACAAGGACTAAAATTGCAGTTGTTTAATGATGGTGGAGTACCACAACAGCAAGGACAACCGCCACAGGCACAACCAACAGAACAAGTACCCGTTCAGCAGCCGCAGATAGATATTAATAGTTTAGTCAACAATTTGTCAGCCAGAATAGACCAAACATTAAATCAAAGGCTTGCACCGATTGAACAGAAAATAAACCAACCAACACAGGAACAAATCGAAGAACAAAACGAGCAGATAAGACAGCAATTTGAAAGTAATCCGATAGAGTTTGTAAGACGTATTCAAGAGGAAGCTAAGCAACAGGCACTAAATGAAATTAAAGAACTGTACGACCCATTAATTCAGCAGACGCAAAGGTTAAACAACAGGTTATCATGGCAAGACAATGTTAGAAATTTCATATCAGCCAATCCGGAAGCACAAAAATATTTACCACAGATAGTTCAAGTGATACAAGAAAATCCCGGATTGGTAAATACCAAAGACCCGCTTGGCATAGCTTATAAAACCGTAATATCAAATTCATTGCTTGGTAATGGCGGAAACTTAGTCGAAGGAATACTTAGTAACGAGGATTTAAAAAATCAGTTGCTACAAAATGAAGCTATCAAACGGCAAATAATTCAAGAGTATCAACAGGGATTGAATAACGGAACAGGAAAAGAATTACCGCCTTTAATGGGGAACAACCAGACGGGAACACAAATTCCTGCAAGTACCGGAGAGCTTCCAAAGAACATGAAAGAAGCAAAATTATCAGCAATAAGAAGATTACAAATGTTAAATCAGCAATAAACACCATATAGGTGTTTTTTATTGTCCTAAACAAGACATTAAACTGTTAAATATTTATAAAAAAGGAGAGAGAGGAAATGGCTATATCAATAGCAAATTTAAACGCAATATTGCAGAATGACTACCTTCCCGGCTTTAAGAGCCAATTAAACGAGGAACTGTCTTACTTCTACAAATTAATGGAGAAAAATACTTCTCCTTCAATGGGAGCAAACGAAACATTCCTCGTAACATTCGGTAGAAGCGGAGGTATTGGTTCAAGGACAGAATTAGGAACATTGCCTACCGCAGCAGCAGCAAGCAGGTTACAAATTAATGTAGTGCCTAAAAACTTGTATGCAAGAATTTCATTGTCCGACAGACTAATTAAGTCAAGTGCAACAGGAGCTTCATTCGTGAACGCTTTAGACCTTGAAATGAAAGAAATGTTTAGAGATGCAAAAGACAATCTTAACCGTCAAATGTTCGGTGATGGAACAGGAACATTGGCACGTTGTACCGCAGTTGAACCAGTAGGTGAAACTGTTATAGCAGTAGACAACACAAGATACTTTGCGGAAGGTATGGTAATTGACACGATAGACGTACAAGCTAACCCACCCGCAGCCGAAAACGTAGGTCACACTATTGTTGCAATAGACGAAGCTAACAGCACGATTACTGTTACTCCGGCATTAACAGGAGCAACCGCAATAGGTGACGCAATCTGTATTTCAGGTTCTTATGGATTAGAAATAACAGGGCTTGACGCTATTATGACACCCAACAACACTATCTATGGAGTAAACAGAGCAAACAACACTTGGTTTAATCCCGGTGCTATTGATGCTAACGGAGTGGCATTAGATGATGAAATTATGGAACAAGCAATACAGAGGGTTGACCTTAAATCAGGCAAGAAACCAGAAGTTATTTTATCAGGTTACAGAGCATACAGAGTGCTTAAAAACTATTTAGCACAGTTCCAGAGATATTCTGAAATTGAAACACGATATGAGGCAGGGCATATTACTATGTCCTATAATGGAATACCGGTAGAACAAGACAAATATCAGGGTGATACAACTATGGACTTTTTGAACATAGCAGACACCTTTGAATTGTTGTCAATAGGTGAATTGTTTGATTGGATGGATATGGATGGTGCTATCTTGAAACCAGTTGCTAACAGAGCGGCATACGAAGCTATTTTAACTAACTATGCTGAAATCATGTGTAAACAGCCGGGTGCAAACACAAGAATAACCAACATTACTCAATAAGGAGCTTAATATGGATAGGAGAGAATTATTGATTAATCATATGCGAAAGTCAGGTTACCAACTAATGGAAGATGATGTGTTTAACACAGCAAACAATTTGCGCCAATATGATGATGATTTAATTCTTTTCTTCAACCCAAAGGAAGAAAGGTACGAGGTTCACACTTGTACCTTTTTTCCTTCTAAAAAACCAACTTACTGCATATCAAGCAAAACCTTAGAAGATGTGTTTTATAGGCTAAGACAAGCTGATAACAGGGTGATTGACTTTAAAAAGAAAATGGAAATGGTTGAAGAAAGTAAATTGAAGCATGAAATAGAGAAGGAAAAGAGAGAACAAGATTTAAGAGAAAATTTCGTAAAAGAAGTGGTGAAAACGGAAACAACCAAGCACTTTTAGGAGGTAACTATGACCGTACAAGAAATTAAAAATTTAGCATTATTACTATGTGGGCAAAGAGACATACCAGATAGTTATATTTTTTTATATATAAACGAAGCTATGACTGATTTAGCAACAAGATTCGATGAAGCAGGCAAGAAAGAAGTCACTTATCTATATGGAATAAAAGATATTTGGACAGACTTACCTAATAATTGCATAGCTATAAAAAGGTGTTTCAAGGGGGATGTACTTGAAGATGATTTTTTAATCGAAAACGGACAGATAAAATTCCCAACAGAAGGAGAGTATAAAGTAGAATATATTGCTACACAAGACAATGTAACTGAATTAACAAGCACTCCTGGGATAAATCAATTATTCCATGAAGCATTGGCTTACTATGTAGCTTATAAAGAAATGACAAGAATATTCATGCACGAAGATTTGATAGAGGGGAACAATAAAATTTTATTAATTACAGAATATCACCGTAAAGCAGAACAAGCTAACCGGACGTTACAAACAATGAAAAAATCAAGAAGAAGAATAAAATACGCACCTATGATTTGAGGTGATTAAATGAGTAAAATGCAATACAAAGAATATTTTGACTTTTCAGGTGGATATAATGACACAACAGTACAAGACCTTTTAAAAGACAATGAATTATCAGTATGTGAAAACATTATTATAAAACAAAAGGGCGAATTAAATTTACGAGATGGTGCTGTAAAAATAAATTCAATCCCTAAGGGGTTTAATATAACTAAAAGGTATGAATATTTCGTTTTAGATAATTCAATTATTTTAGAAGTATATGATAAAAAACTATACAAAGTAGGCAATCCTGATATCCTGCTTACAACTTTAAATTCAGACAAGCCTTATTTCTTGCAACAACAAAATGTTTTATATTGTTGTGATGGCAAGGAAATATATGAGATAGGAAATAAGGATTACTTTTCCAATATAAAAGTAGACATAAAAAAAGACGATATAATACAAATAACAGATGATTTTTCGACAGTAGCATTAAGAGGGAAGTTTTTTAAGGCATTAAAAGACATGACAGATAAAGACCTGTCAACAACAGACTTTACAGTAGCGGCAGATTGGACAGATGTAACAGATATATTAGGTGCAACCTCTAACGTTGTAAGACCATTAAAAGCGTATAACGCAGGGAAGAAAGAAAAAGTTATAATTTCAGTATTTGATAATGTAACAAATTCAGGTTACGTTTCTATTTACCTTGATAATAAGGAATACCAAATAAACGTAACAAGCGGACAAACTGCAAGAGATGTAGCGACAGCGATAGCAAACACAAGTTTTACAGGATATACGGCAACAGTCAGTCAAAACGAAGTTACTATTGAAGCTAACGAAATCGGATATAAAGAAAACTGTTATGCTTCCTCCTATAATACAGGCGTATCAATGGTAGTTAACACAATAGTAAACGGACAAATAAATGACAACATATTAAGCGAGGTTAAAAACTGTACTAAATTTATTCATCATACTAAATCAGGAAGATATGTCGCAACAGGAAATCCTAAGAAACCCTTTGCGGTATATTTCAGTGAACCTATGCAATTAAATTATTTTAAGGAATTTAATATATTAAATCCTTCTTCAAGTGACGGAGCGGCAGTATGTCTGGTAAATATAATAGACAGTGTTTTAGTAGGTTATAGGCATAGTTGGTATGAATACACAGGATTAGACCCAGCAGTAGACGGAACATGGAGAAAGTTAGCCATTCCTTATGGTTGTGCTTCCGAGTATTCAGTACAAGTATTAGACCCTTACAGTTTTGTATTTTTAGCAGACAACGGTCTTTATTTAGTAAGTGCCAATGTATTAAATCAATATGAAATTGTCCTGCAAAATGCAACTTCTGTTAAAAACATAAGTGAAGATAAAATTAACAACACAATAAAAACAATATTCGATAAGTCAAAATGTGTAAGTGTTTACCATGACAGTATTTATTACTTAGCCTATAACGATAATGCAGGAGAAAACTCTAAAATCATTCTTTATTATACAGACAAGAAGGCATTTACATTATTTACAGGAATACAGGTTAATGACTTTCTTTATAGGAAGAATGGGGATTTAGAAATAGCAAGTTTAAATTATGCTTTAAGATTTGACGATACTGTTCATTATGATACAGATGTTACAACAGGTGAGAACAAACGAATAGAATTTGAAATTAAAACAACTAACTTGACTTTAGATACTTTTATAGCAGAAAAATTTATTGACAAGATATTCATACAAGCCAACATAGGGGCAGAAACATTTGACGAACATTTGAGATTGTTAATACGAATAGACTACCTTGATACCGACATGATTACAATAGACTTATCAGATGTAAATAGCGGTTTAACTTGGGGCAATCCTTGGGGTTCGCCTTGGGGTAATTATTCAACACAAATGCAGAGTGCTTTTATAAGAATGAAAGGCAACAGAATAGGAGTAGGATTAACAAATAAAGGATTAGAAGATATAAACACTAATTTTGTATTTTATGGTTTTGCAATATCCTTTAAACAATTAATCCCGTTCCAGAAATTATCTAACAACATTTTTGGAAATTTAGGGTAGGTGATAATATGATAAATCAAAGAATATTTTCAGCAAACGTAGGAGATTTTTCCGTAGGCATTGCCGGTCCGGACGCAATAGAACAAGACATAGATAATTTATTAGCCAATGACCAAGAATTATTAAGACAAATTAACAATATAGAACAAGACATAGATAATTTATTAGCCAATGACCAAGAATTATTAAGACAAATTAACAATTCGGATGCTTACGCAGTTGCAAGCGGAACAGACACTTATACTGCAACAATAGATGGCTATACTTTAGTAGAAGGCAAAAGCGTAAAAATTAAATTTACTAACGCAAACACAAGTGCAAGTACATTAAATATCAACAGTTTAGGTGCTAAAGCAATTAAAAAAAGCAATGGAAATGATTTGTCAAGTGGAAATATCAAAGCAGGACAAATTTGTAATTTAGTATACACAGGTTCGGTTTTTCAATTATTGGGTGAAGGGGGTGAGTATGGAACAGCAACAGCTTCAGATGTGTTGCAAGGAAAGACTATTGGAACAGAAGATGGTTTGGTTGACGGTACAATGCCAAATAGAGGTACAGTAACTAATACCATCACTACACAAGGTGGAAGTTATACAATCCCAAGAGGTTATCATAATGGGAGCGGCAAGGTTACTGCAAGTTTTGCTAATTTAACAGCAGAAAATATTAAGAGTGGTGTCAATATTGGTGGTATTGTAGGCACTTACTTAGGCAAAAGATTTGCTACAGGTACTAAATATTCTTCAGGTGGTGAATTATCAGTATCGCAAAATTTTGGTTTTAAACCAACAATTATAATTGCTCAATGTACCGATGCCGCCAAATGTTCTATTTATTGGGAATCTAAGATAACATCTAACTATAGAGTTGCCAATATAAAAACTTCGATAGATGTATCTTTGTATGAAAATATACTTTCAGTTAGCACAACGGGCTTTAGAATACAAGCTGGTAATAATAACGAATATAATTGGATAGCAATAGAATAACATATTAAAAAATTATTTAAACAATCATATAAGGACTTTTTGAAGCCTTTTTAAATTAAAAGTAAAGGAGTATGAGTATGATGCAAAAAGCAATTAATTTAGAAAATTCAAGCAATGATGTAGTAAGAGTTTTATCAATAGCAGAGCCAGAAGTTATAGCTAATAACCCGACAGGGTTAGAATATATTTTGATAGAGGATTTTGTTGAACCGCCTGAACCACAGAGTCATCTGTCGGTAAATTACCCTATGTATGACAAGGTTAACCGAGAGTTTAAGTGGGTTCAGGTTCAGTATCAAAATACTATGACTGAAGAACTGTTACAGATTGAAAATTTAAAAGTTGAAAATTCACAGTTAAGAAATGAATTAAACTTGGCAAATGAAAATATAAACATGCTTATTGAATTACAGGCAGATATTATAGGGGGTGCTATTTAATGACAGCGTTACAT